TCATTGGGTCAAAAAAATGTTTATTGATCCTGCACCGCATGGAGAGTCTTTTAATGCTACGGATATTGAAACGGGTGAGGTTTTACGTTATCCTGCTGGACATGCGAAAGCTGGCAAACCTTTATTCAAGCGTAGGTTTATACCTGCCCGTCTTACCGATAATCCTTACCTAGCCAATCAAGGTGACTATGAGGCAATGCTACTATCGTTGCCTGAACAACAACGTAGACAGTTACTAGACGGTGATTGGGATATTAAAGAAGGTGCAGCGTTTACAGAGTTTGATAGAAAGATACATGTAGTAGAGCCATATGATATACCTAATAATTGGGTAAAGTTTAGAGCTTGTGACTATGGTTATGGTAGTAAATCAGGGGTGATTTGGTTTGCAGTATCTCCAAGTGAGCAGTTAGTTGTTTACAGAGAACTATACGTAAGTAAAATTCTTGCTACAGATTTAGCGGATATGGTGCTAGATCTAGAGGCAGGAGATGGAAATATTAAATATGGAGTTTTGGATTCTTCTTTGTGGCATCGTAGGGGCGATACTGGTCCTACTCTTGCTGAACAGATGATTATAAGAGGATGTAGATGGCGTCCCTCTGATAGATCAAAAGGCTCTAGAGTTGCAGGAAAAAATGAAGTACACAGACGTTTGCAGGTGGATGAGTTTACAGAAGAACCTAGATTAGTATTTTTTAATACTTGTACAAATCTAATATCTCAATTGCCAGCTTTGCCTATTGATAAAAAGAATCCTGAAGATATTGATACCGCATCAGAAGATCACTTGTACGATGCACTAAGATACGGTATAATGTCAAGACCACGATTTAGTATATTTGATTATGATCCCATGGGCGTACCATCACAAGGGATGCAAGTTGCAGATTCAGTGTTTGGATATTAATAAGGAAAACTAATGGAAGATAATGATCAAGGTTTTATAGAGGATGATGCAGTTGTCTTAGCGGATAGTGAGGATTCTGCTACAGAGGACTATGAGACATCTAATATTATTCCATATGTTATGGAACGATATAATCGTGCAGAAACATCTAGGCAACAAGACGAGCATCGTTGGCTAAGAGCTTATAGAAATTATAGAGGTTTATATGGCCCTGACGTTCAGTTTACAGAGGCAGAAAGGTCAAGAGTATTTATTAAGGTAACTAAAACAAAAACACTTGCAGCATATGGTCAAATTGTAGATGTATTATTTGCAAGTCAAAAGTTTCCATTAACAGTAGATCCAACAGAATTACCTGATGGTGTAGTTGCAGATGTTAACTTTGATCCTAAAGAGCCAGAACAATTAAAAGAAAATACTATAAATGATCCTGTTAGTCCATATGGATTTAAGGGAGATGGCAATGATTTGCCAGCAGGAGCAACACAAAAAACTTTATTAGAAAGTTTAGGGCCACTAAAAGATAAACTAGGTGATATTGAAGGATTACGTGAAGGCGTAGGTAAAACACCTACTTCAATTACATTTAGCCCTGCTATGGTGGCGGCTAAAATGATGCAAAAAAAGATACACGATCAACTAGAGGAATCTGGAGCTAGTAAACATTTACGTAGTACAGCGTTTGAAATGGCTCTATTTGGAACTGGTGTGATGAAGGGGCCATTTGCTATTGATAAAGAATATCCTAATTGGGATGAAACAGGTGAATATTCCCCTTTGATAAAAACTATACCACAAGTATCACATGTTTCTGTGTGGAACTTTTATCCTGATCCTGATGCTATTAATATAGAAGAGGCACAGTATGTAATTGAAAGGCATAAGATGTCTCGCTCACAATTACGTGCATTAAAGCGCAGACCTTATTTTAGACCTACAGTTATTGAAGAAGCAATAGAACTAGGTGAAAATTATCAAAAAGAATATTGGGAAAATGACCTAGAAGATTATATGTCTGACTATGGCACATATCGCTATGAGGTTTTAGAATATTGGGGTACAGCAGATACTGCTATGCTTTTAGAGCAAGGCGTAGATATACCAGATGACTTACAAGATGTAGATGAGTTACAAGCGAATATTTGGATTTGTAACGGCAAATTATTGCGTATGGTTCTTAATCCATTTAAACCTGCTAATATCCCATATATGGCTGCACCGTATGAATTAAATCCTTATTCATTCTTTGGGGTAGGCATAGCAGAAAATATGGATGATACACAGACTCTTATGAATGGGTTCATGCGTATGGCGGTAGATAATGCTGTGCTATCAGGTAATCTTCTTATAGAGGTAGATGAAACTAATTTAGTACCAGGCCAAGACCTTAGTGTATATCCAGGCAAGATATTTAGGAGACAAGGTGGTGCTCCAGGCCAAGCTATCTTTGGTACAAAATTTCCTAATGTTGCCGCAGAAAACTTGCAGCTATTTGATAAAGCAAGGGTATTAGCAGATGAATCAACTGGATTCCCATCTTTTGCACATGGTCAAACAGGCGTGTCGGGTGTGGGCCGTACTGCTTCTGGTATCAGTATGCTTATGGGTGCTGCTCAAGGTGGTATAAAAAATGTAATTAAAAATGTAGATGACTACTTATTACGCCCTCTTGGTGAGGGTTTATTTAGATTTAATATGCAATTTGATTACGACCCAGAAATAAAAGGGGATTTAGAAGTAAAGGCACGTGGTACAGAAAGTCTTATGGCTAATGAAGTACGTAGTCAAAGATTAATGCAGTTTATGCAAATTGCCTCTAGTCCAGCTTTAGCACCATTTGCTAAGTTTCAATACATTATTAGAGAGATTGCAAAGTCTCTTGATCTTGACCCAGATAAAGTAACTAATAATATGGATGAAGCTGCATTACAAGCAGAACTAATGAAAGGTTTTCAACAACAGCAACCTGAACAAGCACCAGCAGGTGCTGACCCTGCAGACCCGACAGGAGCAGGGGGTGGCACTATAGGTACAGGACAAGCACCAACACCGCAAGAACAAGGATTTAGTGGTAATGAACAACAGCAAGGAGCACCTCAACAAGCTGAAGGGGCTGGTGAGCAACCAGAAGCAATGGGACCAGTTCAGTAAATATTTAGATATGCTTATTGAACAGCAGCATCGTAATATAGAACAGACAGACAATATTCAAATAATGTATAGAGCACAAGGTGCAATATATCAACTACGTAGATTAAAATTACTGCGTGATGAGGTTTTAAAAAGTGAGTAACTTATAATGGAACAGCAATTAGATTTATTTCGTAAAGGTGGCCTTGAAGATGAGGGTGGTGAAATAGATGAAGTGTCTGGTAATAAAGTTCCTATAGGGGGAACTAAAAAAGGTGTACGTGATGATATACCTGCTATGATAAGTGAAGGTGAGTTTGTTTTTCCAGAAGATGTAGTTCGTTATATTGGTCTTGATAAATTAATGCAGTTAAGACAAGACGCTAAGATGGGCTTAAAAAAGATGGAAGCTATGGGTCAGATGGGTAATTCTGATGAGGCTACTATACCTGATGATCTTCCGTTTGATATGGCTGATTTAATTATTATAGGAGAGCCAAAACAAAAGCCTAAGAAAAAATATACTGGTGGGGTAGTTAAAGCGCAAGCAGGTACATTAATTACTAGACCCTCTGTGTATTCAAATCCACCTGCAAATATTCCTACATATACTCCCCCTGCAAGTTCTTTTAGACCTATAACTTATAATACAGGGCAGACAACTACATCAGGATACAGACCTGCATTTGTAGAACAAGGTGTAAATTATGAAACAGTTACAGGATCTCCAAAGCCAGTAGTTACAGCAAATCAACTTTTAGATTATTACGAAGTAGAGTATTATAATCCAGAAACTGGAGATATAAGAAAGTTTACTTTTTATAAAGGCAATCCTATAACGCCAATTCCAGATGGTTATATACCTTATCAAGAGGGAGATGAAATACCAGACGATACTGATGATGTAACAACTGATCCTACTACAACACCTACTACAAGTGTTCGAGATGATAATGATCGTGATCCACTTCCCCCACCAAAGCCTTTTGATTACGATGCAGCAAGTGCAGAAGAAATAGTAAACGAAGTAGGAAAGATTAATAGCTCTGTAGGAAATGTATTTGTAGCTATTGCTAGTGTAATTAATCCTGCTTTTGGATTAGCCTCTGCAGCTATGATGCGTATGAATAAAATAAACACGCTTGAAAAATTACAAGATAAAATAAAAAATGATCAAACTTTTGTAAACAAAATGAAAGATGCTGGTAAGCTAGATGATTTGAAAGAAGAATTAGCTACATTAAAAGAAAAAACAGAAAAAGGTGGTGGCCTTGGAATGGCTGCTATTGGATTAATAAATGATGTAATTAAAGATGTTTCAAGTGCATTAAGTTTAAATAAAGAAGATACAGAGGCAGCAACAACTGCTGCTATTGAATATGCATCAGATGAGAATAATAATGAAAAAGATGGAACTGCTAAGAATGAGGGTGTTATAAAAATTACTACAGATGAAGGGTTTGATCCTAAAGGATCACTACTGCCTAGAGCTATGCAAACAGTGGCTGATTATGAGATGGGTAGACCCGTATCTGATATTTTAAAAGCAGGTATAGAGGCAGGTACTCCAATTAGACCTCAAGTATTAGGTGTTCCTACTACCTCTGTAATAGGTAGTTTGCAAAGTGCTGATGCTGATGCTGTACAGGCATCTTTACAAACAGTGGTAGCTACAGCAGGTAAACCTACAGAACCTGAGTTCTATGGAGAAACATCTATTAGAGGATTTGATCCTATTAGTTTAGATCTTACTGTGCCACCTGCAGCTACTGCAACTACTGTTGATGAAACAACACCATCTACAGCGCAAAAAGAAGAAGATATAGCAAGTGCTGCAGCTAGACTAGCAAGCATACAAGGCACATATACTAAAGCAGATTTAGAAGCAGAAGGCTATTCTAACTATGAGATAGATAAATTTGAAAGAACTATACGTGCAAGACAAGAAACAGATAGAGGATTTACTCCAACAACTGTAGCACCACCTGCAGCTACTGCAACACCTGTCGCACCACCACCAGCATTTGCAACAGAACCTGCAGGTATAGATAGCTTTACTCCTGCACCAGCAGGACCATCAGCACCAACAGCTCCCATAGACTTTGGTGAAAGAGGTAGAACAGATAGGGACAGAACATCTGCTGCAGATATAACAAGAGCAAGACAAAATGCAGCACTATCTCAACGGGCTGAATCAAGAATACAAGCATCAGCAGCAGAGACAAAGGCTGCATCTGATCGTATTGCTGCCGATAGACAAAAAAGAGCAGTTCAAGCAGGGCAAATGGCAGGTAAAGGATACGTAGGAGGTTATGGTTTTAAAGAAGGTGGTCTTGCAAGTAGATCTAAAAAGAAAAAAGTTACCCCCAAGAATCGTGGCATAGCAGCACGTAAGTAATCTGCTATATACGCTGGCTACTCATCCCCCATCCAACATGGCTACGGTGGCCCCAGTTAGAGGAAATAAAATGACTGAAGCAGTAATGATTAAAGAAGAACCAAAAAAAGTTGCATTTATGAATAGAAAAAATGCTAATTTAGACAGGATAGAAAACGATGAACAGGAACTAAAAGAACTTCTTAAGGATCGTAAAGAAGCTACTACAGAAGAGGTTAAAGAAGAGGAACCTACTAGTCCAGAAGAAAAAAGTTTTAAAAAACGATATGGTGATCTTCGTCGCCATATGCAACAAAAAGAAAAAGATTGGGAAGAAAAATTTAAAACCCTTGAGGGTCAGTTACAAGAGGTAACACGTAAAGAGATAAAATTACCTAAGTCAGATGAAGATATTGATGCTTGGGCAAAACAACATCCTGATGTTGCAGCTATTGTAGAAACTATTGCAATTAAAAAAGCTAGAGAACAATCTGCAGGATTAGAAGATAAAGTAAAGGAAATAGATCAATTACGTGCTACTGCATCTCGTGAAAAAGCAGAGGTAGAACTTATGAAAGCTCACCCTGATTTTGGAGAGATTAGAGAGAGTGACGATTTTCATGAGTGGGCAGAAGAACAGCCTAAGTGGGTACAAGATGCATTGTATGAAAATGATACAGATGCAAGGTCTGCAGCAAGAGCAATTGACTTGTATAAAGCAGATCGTAATATTAAACCCACTAAAAAAGTTAATGGAAAAGATGCCGCTCGTTCTGTAAATAAAAGAACAAGTAACAATGAGCCTGAGACAGAAGATAAATCAGGTTCGTTTAAAGAATCGCAAGTTGCCAAAATGACAGCGCAGCAATATGAAAAAGCTGCAGATGCTATCATGGAGTCAATTAGATCTGGAAAATTTGTTTATGACATGTCTGGGTCTGCACGATAAAATACTGTTGACAAATAAAAATTTTACAGTATAACTATATGTATACTAGTTAAAAGCCACCGAATGGTCTACCTTTTAACATTTATACTTAATATTAGCCTAAACAAAAAGACTTACCTGTTTGTGTATAGGCCCGTACAATACTGATAGGCCAATCAGTGGAGTATGCACCCTATTAGATCAATCAGCCTCTACTTAATATGTTTAGCTCATAGTGAAGCCAAACTTATAGGAGGATTATATTATGGCTTTTTCATCAGCATCGGGTTATGGGAACTTACCTAACGGTAATTTTAGTCCTGTAATCTATTCCAAACAGGTACAGCTTGCATTTCGCAAGTCTGCTACTGTTGGGGATATTACGAACTCAGATTATTTTGGGGAGATTTCTGCTCAAGGTGATACTGTTCGTATTATCAAAGAACCTGAAATCTCAGTTCAGTCTTACACACGTGGCACAACTGTCACTGCACAAGACTTGGATGATGAAGATTTCACATTGGTAGTTGACAAAAGTAACTACTTTGCTTTTAAGATGGATGACATCGAAGAGGCACACAGTCACGTGAACTTCATGGATCTGGCAACAGATCGTGCAGCTTATCGCCTAGCTGATCAGTATGACCAAGAAGTTCTTGGCTACATGTCAGGCTTTAAACAGTCAGCATTACATGCAAAAGCAGATACAGCAAATGATACCGCAAGTGGTGAAAAAGCTGTTTTGACCGCAGGTGATGATGAACTGCTTTCAAGCATGAAACTAAAGAAGGGTGATTTTGGTAACATCACTACGACATCTGCTGGCGATCATTCGATTCCAGTAACTGCTCGTATGCCTGGGGCCACATCCCTTCCAACTGCAACTGTTTCACCTGCTATGATTGTAGCACGTATGAAACGTTTGCTTGATCAACAACAAGTTGATACACAAGGGAGATGGCTTGTCATTGACCCTGTATTTATGGAAATCCTTTCTGACGAAGATAGCCGCTTCATGAATGGCGACTATGGTGATTCAGGTGGACTACGTAATGGTCTAGTGATCAACAACTTTCATGGGTTCCGTTTGTATGTATCCTCAAACCTCCCTGCCGTAGGTACAGGCCCAGGTACATCAGGAACAGCTAACCAGAACTCAAATTTTGGAGTGTTAGTTGCTGGACATGAATCTGCTGTTGCAACTGCAGAGCAGATCAATAAGACAGAAACATATCGTGACCCTGACAGCTTTGCTGACATTGTTCGTGGTATGCATCTATATGGTAGGAAGATACTTCGTCCAGAAGCAATCGTTACTGCCAAGTATAACGCAGCGTAAGGGAGGATTGAAATATGGCTACAATTACAATGAGCACGAACTCAGCCTCTACTTCCAATAATGGCGGTACTGGCAATAAGCAGCTTCGTGGAAGTTTAGTAACTCTGCAGAACGATATTGATCTTGCAGATGCTATCCTACAAAACGGTGGTACTG